ATTTACCACCTGTAGCGACCCTGGATTTTACTGGTATTACCTGGTAGAAGATTTCCTATTTGCCAAAAACCACCATATATAGTATGCTGCCATAGGGGCTACCCCCTAAATGCAGCGGCAGGTACTTGCCTGCCGAAGGCTAGGCAAGTTTGACTCTGTCAGTCAGGGTCTGAAAAAATATGGAATCAATAGAGACACTAACTCAAGAAGAAGCAAGACTTCTAGCTCAAAAATTAAAAATAAAAAAATTAGAATATTCTGTTCAAGAACAGTCACAAAAAAATTTTTTACCATTCGTAAGATCTGTTTGGCCAGAGTTCAAAGAAGGTTCACATCACAAAATAATTTCTAAAAAATTTGAAGATATTGCATCTGGTAAATTAAAACGATTAATCATTAACATGCCTCCTAGACACACTAAGTCTGAGTTTGCATCTTTCTTATTTCCTGCGTGGTTCGTGGGCCAAAATCCAAAAGCAAAGATAATGCAAACCACTCACACAGGAGAACTTGCTATTCGCTTTGGACGTAAAGTCAGGAACCTTATGGAAACGCAAGAGTATAAAAAAATTTTTAAAACTGAATTACAACCCGATAGTATGGCAGCTGGTCGGTGGGAGACGGCTCAAGGCGGAGAATACTTTGCCGCTGGTACAGGCGGTGCGGTTACTGGTCGTGGTGCCGATCTGCTTATTATCGATGATCCGCATTCCGAGCAAGACGCACTAAGCGACACGGCCCTCGATCAAGCGTATGAGTGGTATACCTCTGGTCCTCGTCAGCGTTTACAGCCTGGTGGTGCAATAGTCATTGTTATGACCCGTTGGTCCGTGAAAGATTTAACAGGGAAGTTGATAAAGAAACAATCAGAACTGAAAGCAGATCAATGGGAGGTGGTAGAGTTTCCTGCGATCATGCCTAGTGGTAAACCAGTATGGCCAGGTTTTTGGTCGTTACCAGAACTAGAATCAGTGAAAGCGTCACTATCAGCAAGTAAATGGAACGCACAATGGCAACAGGCTCCCGTATCACAAGAGGGTAGTATTATCAAAAGAGAGTGGTGGCAGATATGGGAAGAGAAAGATATACCTGATCTACATCACATAATTCAAAGTTACGATACAGCTTTTAGTAAAAGAGAAACAGCTGACTATTCAGCTATTACTACATGGGGCGTATTTTATCCTAAGGCTAACAATGTGCCGCATCTAATATTAATGGATGCGAAGCGTGGTCGGTGGGACTTTCCTGAATTAAAAAAGATAGCGTACAAAGAATACAAGTACTGGGAACCCGAAACAGTGATCATTGAGGCAAAAGCATCTGGGCTACCCCTTACACACGAGTTACGACAGATAGGAGTCCCTGTCGTAAATTTTACACCAAGCAAAGGACAAGATAAACATGTTAGAGTTAATTCAGTTGCACCGTTGTTCGAAAGTGGTATGATATGGACACCCGACACAAGATGGTCGGAGGATGTAATTGAGGAGTGCGCAGCGTTCCCTTATGGAGATCATGATGACTTGGTGGATAGCATGACACAAGCCGTAATGCGTTTTAGACAAGGTAACTTCTTACGTTTAAGTGATGACTTTGTCGATGATCCAGTGCCCAAGATTCGAAAAGAATATTACTAATGGCTAGACCTGATAATAACAGTTCAATAAAACCTTTCTTCGATAATGCAGCTGAGGGGGTAAATCAGTTGCCTTCTTTTTTAACGGCAGAGCAAGACAGAAAAAATAACATACTCTTAAATGCAATGGAGGATGCTGTTGAACAAGTGACAGCGGCCCCCGCTAAAAGCGGAGTTACAACGGGTTTACTAAATTTAGTAGATATTTCAGAAGAAGAAAGAACGGCACTCAGAGAAAGAGACGAGGCTAATCAACAAACATTAAAAAATTATGCAGATCGAATAGATGAGATCAACAAGTTAATACCACAACGAAGACAACCAGAATTAGAAAAATTATATAATGAAATCAGAAGAGACACTAATTTTAATCCTTTAACATTAGGAGATAGATTTAAACAGTTCAGAGGTTTTTTCTTTAATGATACTGCGGAAATACATAGAAGAGTAGCAGATGGTGAAGTTAGAGTAAGTGATTTAAGAGGGGATGATTTAACAAACTATTTGTTTGGTATTATAGACACAGTTGATATTTCTACACTTGGTTTGATTACTCCTATTACCGCTCCCATACGTTTGGCGATAAATGCTGCAAGAGCAGGTAAAAATAAATTGGCACAAAAGTTTTTAGTTGATGCAGGTACAGAGGCTACAGAGGAAGTATCAGCGATTGTAGTGCCAGAATATTATCAAAAGTTAGCTGGAAAAGGTGGACCAGAAACAAGAGCAAAAATAGATAAAGCATTATCAGAACATCCCAATAAAGCTCCAAAGTCTATACAAGAATTTTCAAAAGATTATGGAATGCCTAATTATAAATATTTTTTAGCTGAGATTTATAAAAGGATACAGGAGGGAACATTACCACGTGATTACATGTTGAAGCAAGTTAGACCTGGTGAAGTAGCGGGCACGGGTGTTCAAGGTCTTGGAACAAAAGCTGCGGCTAAAGTAAATCTAAAAGAAAATGAGCTTAAAGAAATAGAGGCTTTTTATGCAGCTAATAAATCTAAATTTAAAGATCAAGGTGTTGAATTTTTTAAAGACGAATTGTTAAAAAATACATCCGTAGCAAGTATTAGTGACAAGTTTTTGTATGATAAATTTTCTGGTTATGAAGATATTAAAACACCAGGTTTTAAAAAAGGTGTGTACGGTAAAAAAACTAATCAAAGTGATTATGACAAATTAGGTCAAAAACTAGAAGATTATGGAATATATAAATCAGAAAGAGCACGTAGCAGAAATAATCATTACATTCTTTTACATAGTTATAGACACAAACCAGATGAAATTGACGCCATATTAGCAGACGCAGGAGCTATGACTAAAGATGAATTTAAAAAAGCAAATCCAAATCTAACTTCAAGAGAAGAGATTAGTGAGGCTTATTCTGACTACGCTTACAACGTAGGTCAAAAAATGGTGGATGATGAACTACGTATGTATATTAGTTTAGAAGAGCCAGATAATTTAGCAAAGTTTGAATCAAAACTACAAATACGTGATGATTTTAATAAATGGGTAGGTCAACAAATTGATGAATATTTTTTCAATCCTAATCCTACAGAAGCTCAAGCATCTTTTATACAGAAGTTTAAAGATGAATTATCAAGAGCAACGGGTAAAAATTATGATAGTGATAAAGCTTTTAAGAAAGCTTTGATGTCAATGTATAAAGCAGATTTATCACATGCATTTCCTATAAGATCTTACACGAGAGAACTACCCGGTGCAGGCGGTTTTGCTGATTTAATAAAAGTAAATTTTTCTGCTTTAAATACTGGTCAACAAGCATCAGTAGACGCTTTTATAAAAAGAGCAATAAAAAAATTAAAAGGTATGGAAAAAGATCCAAAAGGTAATTTTGCAAACACAAAAGAAAACAGACAGATATTAAATGAGACAATCGAAGAGTTTGCAACGATAAATAAAGAGTTCGAAGAAAGACTTGTAACATCTTATCATAAAATAGATGACCCAGAGGTAGCGCAGATTTTAAAATTATATTTTCCTGATAGAGTTGACGATGATGCAATAGTTCAAATTTTAGAAGGATTTGAGGATGGTGAAAGAGTAAAAACTAAAATATCTAAACCAGGTTTTGTTTTCGGATCACCGATTACTGTAGAGCCAAGTTTAGATGATCTTAAAAATTACTGGCTTGCGCACATAAGAGACGGTGAGTTAGGTGTAAAAGATCCTAAATTTGAAGGTAAGACAGGACCTAAAAGAAGAGGTAAATTAGCTGGTATCATTGGTAAAGTTGATGCGGGTACACCATCTTTTTCTTTTTTTAATCAAGGTGGTGATGTAGAGACTGAGCAAGAAAAACAATCTATTGTATCAAAAGCAGCGTCAGCCATAGGAAACTTATTAGTGCCAAAAGCAGAAGCATTACCTTTACCAAAAAATTTTTTATTAGGTAACTCACCGCAAATTACAAAAAAAGTAGAAAAAAAATTAGAATTACCAGCACCAGAGGCACCCGTGCTAGAAAAGCGATATGATATTTATGATGACACTGGTAAGAAAGTATTTCAATCAAAGAGTTTAGATGATGCACAACAAAAGGCGTTACGCTTAGGAGACTTAGAGGGTAAAACATTTACAGTTAAAGAAGTAGATGTGCCTGTCAAAGTAAAAAAGAAAACAACTAAACCTGGCACAGCATTAGTTCCAACAGTGACACCAGAAACTATTATAGGCTCAGGTAATAATAAATTATTTTATTCTGAATTAGACGGTATAATAAATCAACCAACTTTAAACATAAGAGGTACAAATATAACATCAGAAAATGTAAGTTTGTCAGCGAAAGATTGGCATGATTGGTTTAGATCTAAAGGTATAAAAGAAAGTGAACTTTACGATTCTTATGTTAGATCTTACTTAAATAGAAAAGGTGGTTTTAATAGAGAAACAGGTCAGTTTACAAATGATCAAAAAATTTCTTATGCAGAAATTAAAGAACTAGTTGATACATCACCAACAAATTATTTACAAACGGTGTCCTACGGTGATGCTACAGGTACTTTAAAATATGGTAACTCTGGTAGGCACTCTAATTATATTGATGGCACAAGAACAGAAAGAGTGTTATGGCTAGACTCTAAAGATATAAGAGGAGACATAGGATCATTACCTGAGAATATTAGAAATTACGAAGGACATGGTAACATGAGACGTGTCGATACTAGTCCAGATTTTCGAGCACAAAATAATACATTAGTAGGAGAGCCGTATGTTGTGGGTTGGTCTTTGAGTAGTAATAGAATTGCTAAATTAAATAATAGAAATATTACAGTTAATATAGCTGATGAAATACAATCAGACTTCTTACAAAAAGCATCAAGTTTAAAAGCTGAGATAAAAGCAGATATAAGAAGTATAATAAATAATAATCCAGGTGTTGTTGGTGATAGAGCAGATTTAAATAGGTTGTATTCTAGATTAGAGAATATGTTTAGACCTATGCCAGCTACTTTTGCTGAATTAAAAAAATCTATTGATGAGTTGATAGAAGCAGATGCTATCTTTCAAAGAATAGGTAAAATGGAAATGGACGACATAACTAAAGCTAGTTTTAAAGAACTAGGTGAAGCTGCAACTAAAAGAGATTTAGCATTAGAAAGAATAAACTCTACGATTGATAATGTAGACGCTACTGATTTATTTCCTAACATACCATTCAAAGATCAAAAGGATTGGGTAGATGCTATTATCAAAAATGATATTTATCACGCAGCTAAGGCTAGATTTAGTTTTGACGAAGCAGGTAATTTAGTTGTTAATCAAAGTGCACCAAGTCATTATGCTGTTGTGCCATCAAAAGCTGTTAAAGCCTACCAAGGTGGTAGAGGCGTAGAGGTGCCACCAGATGCCGAAAGAAGGAGCGGTAAAATGGTGGCTTATGATATGCAGTACGGTGGTCCTAATTTAAACGATCATACAGGTCAACACTTTACTAGTAATGTAGAAGAAACACTAAACAAAATAGCTAATATGAAAAATTCAAAAGTAGAAGTAGGCAAAGTGGATATGGGTAGTGCAGGTTCTGGTGTAGATACTTTTATGATAGAGTTGACACCTGATATGTTGACTCCATATAAAGCTTATAAAAAGGATGGAGGTCTAGTGAAAAAAAGTATATTATACACACCGATAGTTTCATTGAATGATTTACTATCTCCTATAGGAGCTAATGCATGGTAGAAAAGCGTATACAAAATACAGCGATTGACATATCGCCAAATGAAAATTTAGAGGTTGAGGGTGTTGGAGAAGAGATACAATTACGTGAACCAGAAAACACCACTAAAGAAGTAGAAGTTATACAAGAAGAAGATGGTGGCGTAACACTAGATTTTGATCCTACAAAAAAACAATCAGAGGGTGATTATTTTGCAAACTTGGCAGAATTTATGGATGATGATGTATTACAAAAGTTATCATCAGATTTACAAAAAAATTATGAAGATGATAAAAATTCAAGATCCGATTGGGAGAAAACATATAAAGATGGTTTAGATTTATTAGGATTTAAATACGAAGAAAGATCAAAACCTTTTGCAGGTGCTGCTGGTGTAACACATCCGTTGTTAGCTGAAGCAGTAACACAATTTCAAGCACAGGCTTATAAAGAATTATTACCACCTGGCGGACCCGTCAGAACAGAAATATTAGGCTCACCTTCATTAGCTGTTGAACAACAAGCTGAAAGAATAAAAAACTTTATGAACTATCAAATAACAACTGAGATGCAGGAGTTTGATCCTGAGCTAGATCAAATGTTATTTCATTTACCTTTAGCAGGTTCTGCTTTTAAAAAAGTTTACTATGACTCGACATTAGAAAGAGCAGTTTCTAAATTTGTACCAGCAGAAGATTTAGTAGTCCCTTACTTTATTACAGACTTGGAATCATGTAACAGAATCACACACATTGTAAAAATGAAACACAATGATTTAAGAAAAAATCAGGTGTCTGGATTTTACAGAGATATTGATTTATCTGGTGGATCAGTCAATACAGATGAAATAAAAGAAAAGCAAGATGAGTTGTCAGGAGTAGAACAAATATCTTTTGCTGAGGATGAACACAATATCTTAGAAATGCATGTTGATTTAGATCTACCCGGTTTTGAAGACATGGGACCTAATAATAAAAAAACTGGTATTATGGTTCCGTATATTGTTACCATAGACGAAGACTCTGGTGAAGTTTTATCAATTTATCGTAACTGGACTCAGGGAGATCCGCTTAGAAAAAAGAAAGAGTTTTTTACACATTTTAAATTTTTACCTGGTTTAGGATTTTATGGTTTTGGTTTAATACATATGTTAGGTGGTTTATCCAGAACTGCCACTGCAGCATTACGTCAACTCGTGGACGCAGGAACTTTATCAAACTTACCAGCTGGTTTTAAAGCTAGAGGTTTAAGAATTAGAGATGATGATGAGGCTATAAATCCTGGCGAGTGGAGAGATGTAGATGCACCAGGTGGTAATCTACGAGAATCTTTGATGCCGTTACCTTACAAAGAACCTAGTGCAACATTATTTAGCTTACTAGGTTTTGTGGTTGATGCAGGTAGAAGATTTGCGGGTGTCGCTGACATGATGATTGGTGAGAACGCAGGTAGTCAACAACAACCTGTTGGCACAACGATGGCAATATTAGAGCGTGGCATGAAAGTTATGTCTGCCATACACAAAAGATTACACTATGCACAGAAAACTGAATTTAATTTATTAGCAAAAGTATTTGCAGACTACTTACCACCTAATTATCCTTACATGGTTTCAGGTGGTGAGCAAAATATCAAACAATCAGACTTTGATGATAGGGTAGATGTCATACCTGTATCTGATCCAAACATATTTTCTATGGCTCAAAGAGTTACATTAGCTCAGTCACAATTACAATTAGCACAATCTAATCCAGAAATGCATGATTTAAGAGAGGCTTACGCTAGAATGTACTCAGCATTAGGTGTGCAAGATATAGAAAAACTATTACCACCACCATCTGAACCACAACCACAAGATCCAGCGATAGAAAATGCGGGTACATTAAATGGTTTACCGCCTTTACCGTTTCCAGAACAAGATCATTCTGCACATATTCGTGCACACAGGGCGTTTATGTCATCAGCTTTAGTCAAAACTAATCCAGCTGCGATGCAAATTTTACAGTCTCATATATCAGAGCATGTAGGATTTATGGCTAGATCAATAGTACAAGAAGAATTAAGGCCTGAAATGGAACAAATGATGGCGCAAACAGGTGGACAAATGACACCAGAGCAACAACAACAGTTAGCACAACGCACAGAAAGTGGCGTAGCTATAAGAATAGCAGAAATAACAGAGCAAATGGTGGCTGAAGAACAAGAAATGATGGATAATGTTGCTAATGACCCCCTAGTTGACTTAAAACAACAAGAAATTGACTTAAGAAAAGACGATTTAGAGCTAAAAGCGTTTGCAATGGGTGAAAAACAAGCCCTAGATGAGAAAAAATTACAGCAAACAGATAAATTAACACGTGAAAAGATAGAAAGTCAGGAAGATATAGCTCAATTACGTGCAAATGTTGCCTTAGATAAGGCAGATAAGGATAGAAGTGCCAAAAAAACTAGAAGCTAAGCTAAAAAGACGAGCAAATAAGAAAAACTTGTCAAAATCAGCTAAAAATGCTTATGTATATGGTACATTACGTAAAACAGGGTGGAAACCCAGTAAGGAGAAGTAAAAATGGGTAAATTATGTCCAAGAGGTAAAGCTGCAGCTAAGCGGAAATTTAAAGTCTATCCGTCAGCGTATGCAAATATGTACGCCAGTGCTGTTTGCAGTGGTAAAATTACACCAGGCGGTAAAAAAGATAAAAAAGCCGATGGTGGTATGATTGGCAATGGTAATAAACTATCACAATCAAGAAAAAAAGTATCACACATGAATAGTGGTGGTGTCGCTAGAGGTTGTGGAGCGGTCATGGAATCTAAAAGAAAAACTACTGCATATGCATAATGGCTAAAGATCCAAAAACTGGCACAGGTAAAAAACCTAAGGGTTCAGGTAGAAGATTATATACAGATGAAAATCCTAAAGACACTGTCGGCATTAAGTTTACTACTCCAAGTGATGCACGCAAAACAGTCGCCAAGGTGCGTAAAGTTAAAAAACCGTTTGCACGAAAAATTCAAATCCTTACTGTTGGCGAACAAAGAGCAAAAGTGATGGGTAAAAATAAAGTGGCATCTATTTTTAAAACTGGTAAAAATAGTATAAGGAAACAACATGGCAAAAAACGGAT